AAATTCTTCAAAACGAAAATGTAAAATTCAATGAAAGTGTTTTGGCACTAGTAATTAAAAAGTTTTTTCCTGATTTTCGTAGAATTCTAAATGAACTTCAAAGATATTCTGTTTCAGGTGTCATTGATGAGGGTATTTTATCCAAATCTTTTAGAGAGATGGAAATAGATGAACTAATTGCATCCATGAAACAGAAAAACTTTTTGGGAGTTCGTAAATGGATCGTTTCGAATAAAGATGTCCCTAGTACAGAACTTTTCCGTAAAATATATGACAATATAAGCACAGTATTGGTTCCGAGTAGTGTTCCTGAAGCAATACTTGTTTTAGCAGAATACCAATATAAGTCAGGATTTGTCGCAGATCAGGAAATCAATACTTCCGCGTGTATGGTTGAACTGATGATGCGATGTGAGTTTACATAATTATGGAACTTGGTGATTTCTTAAATTCTATTAATCTTAATAAAAAAGATTTGATGAAAGAAGATCCAAACTGTGAAAAACAGTATCTTCCTTTTATTGTAAATAAGTCTCTTTCTTATTTTATTGATTCTTTGTTTTATTCAAATAAAATGAATGAGTTGCATTTTTTGGATAAAAAGATGCAATATGATTACTTGAGACACAAGTTAGTAAAAAAGAAAAGATTTAGTAAGTGGTTTAAACCTGATGAATTAGAATCATTGGAGTATATTAAAGAATACTATGGTTATTCTACACAAAAAGCTAAAGAGATTATGTGTGTCTTGACACCGGATCAGATATTAGAAATTAAGGCAAAACTGAATAAAGGCGGCGCAAAAAACCAAAAAACATAAATATTATCGTTCAATATGGGGATTTAAAATGAATGATGATATTTTTTCTGGATTGGGTGTAGAGATAACATTAAAAACAAAAGAAAACTTCTTAAAAGTAAAAGAAACTTTGACACGATTAGGCGTGTCTTCGAAGAAGGATAAAAAACTTTATCAATCTTGTCACATTCTTCACAAAAGGGGAAGATATGCTATTATGCATTTTAAAGAAATGTTTATATTAGACGGATTGGAAAGTGACATAACTTTAGAAGACATACAAAGAAGAAATACAATAGTAAATCTTTTGGAAGATTGGGATCTTTTGGAAGTTGTAGATCCAAAAAAATCAGAAGACGAATTAAGTTTGGCAAGAATAAAAATACTTTCCCACAAAGAAAAAAACGAGTGGACACTTGTACCTAAATATCATATAGGTAAATGACATTTATGGAGACTTTTTATTATGGAAAAAATGCAAGCAATTGGGGAACCGTTTCCGGTTCAGTATTCATCCTGCTCAGATAAAAAACCAAAATACTTTGAATGGACTAACGAACATTGTCCCATTAAAGTGTTTATGGATCAAGCAATAGCACCGGGAATGAATTATACAAAGAAACCCGGAGATGCTAAAAAAGTAGCATGGATTTGTGAGTCACGCGCAATATTTCATTCATGGGCTTTTCCTAGAGATTTATGGGAAAAGCACTTAGATAAAATAGTCGATTCATATGATGAAATATATGTTTCAGATAAGCATTGGTGTCAGTTTTCCCCAAAAATAAAATTTTGTTTTGCGGGAAGCAATGCTGCGTGGGTCAAAGAACCTAAAATATACGAAAAAACTAAACTAACATCAATGATTGCTTCTGCAAAGGTGATTACACATGGTCATCAAATTAGACACTCTATTGCAAACAAATTTAAAGATAAAATAGATGTCTATGGAGGTGCCGCTGGTTCTAAAAGATTTGGTGGAGGAACCTGGCCAGATAAATCTGAAGCAATGAATGATTATATGTTTTCTATAGTTATAGAGAACGATAGTTATTCGACATATTTCACAGAAAAAATTACAGACTGTTTTGCAACGGGAACGATACCAATTTACTGGGGTGCTCCTGAAATCGGAGACTACTTCAACATGGATGGAATAATTTTGTATACGCCAGATTTTGACATTTCAATGTTGACACCTGAACTTTATAAAAGTAAAATGAGTGCTGTTTTGGATAATCTTGAGCGAGTTAAATCTATGGACATGGCTGATGATTTTTTATATAAATTAATTAACAATGAAAACTGAAATTATATCATTTTTTTCTGACATAGACGGGACTAGTTATTATAGTGACCATGCGTTTAGACTTAGAGAAGAATGTTTCAAACATAATGTTCCATATGATTTTAGACACATGGAATCTACGGGAGACTATAGATTAAATTGTCTAAGAAAACCTCAATTTATTTTATCTCTTTTAGAAGAAAAGAAAAAACCTTTAGTATGGATGGACATTGACAGTATTATTCATAAGGAATTATTGGCTTTTGATCACTTATCAGAAAATAATGCAGATATAGGATTTGCTTATCCTATAACGAAACCGGATCAAATTAATATGTCAAGTCCTAAAGCATCTCCAATTTTTTGCAATTATAACGAAAAAGTTATCAAATTTTTACAAACATGGATTGCTAATTGTGAAGAAAGTTTGAAAAACGGTGAACATTTTTTCGATCATGAAATTTTATTAATGCGAGTTTTACCAAAAGTTAAAGAAATAAAAATTGGTATATTGCCAATTAATTATTGTGTTTGGCCAAATAAATGTCCAAAAGGTATAGATCCGTATATAACAATGGGAATTGCAGATGGAAAATCAAAAGAAAAGAATTTGAGAGAATTGGCAAAAGTATTAAATATGAGCGAACATCATATTTTATTCAATTTAAATAAGGTATAATATGAAAATTGAAGTATCAAACGGTGAAATAGTAGATAAATTTACAATATTAAAAATAAAATTATCAAAATCTATTGAGGGATCTGAGAAATACAATAATATTAAAAAAGAATATGATTATTTAAAGGAATGTATTTTAGAATTAAATATTGCTGATATTCTAATAGATGAATTATATGATATTAATTTAAAACTTTGGAACATAGAAGAAGATATTCGTTTAATGGAAAAAGAAAAAGATTTCAAAGAACAATTTATATCTCTTGCAAGATCCGTTTATATTACAAATGATATTCGTTTTGCAATTAAAACAAAAATTAATAATTTAACATTTAGTTCAATAAAAGAAGAAAAAATCTTACCTGTCTATGAATAATTATAAAAAAATAATGCTAATTAATCAACCCGCAGGATTGGGTGATATTTTTTATTTACAAAAAGCAGTAAAGTATTATGCAGATCAAGGAGTAAAAATTTATTGGCCTGTACAAAAAGAATTTGGTTATTTAACAGAATATTTAGATTATCCCAATATAAATTATTATCCACAAGATAAAAACTATCCTTATAAAAATTTATGTGAAGGACAATATAATTTATTTTCAAAACAATATAAAACAAGTATAATGGATCATGAAAACAATATTCAAATCTTATATACTCCATTTACACATGCACACGCGGAATTTGAAATATTTCAAAAAGTAAAATCGACAATGTTAGTAAAATATTCTCTTGTGGACCAGACACACGAAAACTGGCAAAACTATTTTACATTTAAAAGAAATCCGAAAAGAGAAGAAATATTAAAAAATAAATTAAATTTAAAGAAAAATGAAGAATTTATATTTGTGAATGATTTATTTGCTTCGCCTCCAAATATGTTAAAAAGAGAAATGAATATAAAATCAAATTTAAAAATTGTTTATAATGATGGTTTGCCCTGTCATATTTTTGACTATTGTTGGATTTTAGAGAACGCAAAAGAAATTCATACTATTGAGTCTTCTTTGTGTTATATTGTTGAAGTTTTAAATACCACAGATAAACTTTTTATGTATTCCCGAATAATTAACGGAAAGCAGCAACATAAAAATTTCGATTATATAAACGGTATACATACAAAACCTTGGGTTAAAATTTATGATTAGTTTAAAATCAACATCATTGATAGCAATTGATGGCAGAGGTGATGATTTAAACACAATTAAAGCACTTTCATATAGTTGCAAGAATATAAAATTCGAACAAGTCAAATATATCAATTCTGGTAAAAAAACAATAAATTTTGGAGACACAGTACAAATTAATCAATTAAATTGGAACGATTATAACAAATTTTGTTTAGTTGATTTGTGTGAACATGTTAATACAGACTATGTAATACTTATACAAAATGATGGTTTTATTGTAAATCCAAACAAATGGAATGATTTGTTTTTTTGTTATGATTATTTGGGTGCTCCTTGGCCTATAGAAAATTTAAGAGTAAATTTACCTAGATGGCCAATAGTATTACAAAAGCATTTTACTAATAAACAAATATATCAGATAGGTAATGGTGGATTTACTTTACGATCTAAAAAATTATTAAGTAAAACAAAAGAATTATATACTGATGAGGTATATGGAATTCCTGAAGATATTTTAATTTCAGTTTACTTTAGAGAAAAAATGCAAAATGATGGATTAAATTTTTGTAATGATATTGATTTTGCTGAGACTTTTTCTTGTGAAGCACTATTTGTAAATGGAAAGAAATATTCATCAGACAATAGTTTTGGTTTTCATTGTAAAGACACACACAAAGACAAAATTGCTTTGTTAAATGCTCTATAAATATAGAGTGGAGTATATATTATGAACATTGAAGTAAACTTTAAAGATCATTTTTTGTGGGAAGAATTTGGAAAAAACAAACAAGAAACACATCCCACCCCAAATATTTTTTGTAATATATTGTTACAATATTTTGACAATATAAAAAGTTTAAAAAATATTACAAAAGCAATAGAAACAGGAACATACGAAGCACACAGTGCTATGTGTTTATCAAAATTATTTGATAAAGTTGAAACTATAGAATTATTTTCGCAAAATAATCCCTACAACAATAAATCATTAACAGAATTATATGAGAATATTAAAATTGACTATAAAAATATAAATTTTCATTTTGGAAAAAGTCATGAAATAATGGAAAATTTATTTAAGCAAAATCCAAATGAAACATTTTTTATTTTATTGGATGCTCATACTTTTAATTATTCTCCAATGCTTGAGGAATTAAAATCTATACAGCAATTTAGTAATAAAAAAGATCATGTTATAATGATTGATGACTGTAGATTTTTGGGTGCTAATGGTTATCCAAAAGTAAATGAATTAATTGAATCATTGAGTTCTATTAATTCAGAATATAAAATATTAAATACGAATCAAGGAAATGGTATATTGTTAATTTATAAGGACTAAAATGAAAGTATTAATTACAGGTGTCGCAGGATTACTGGGTTCAAGACTGGCCGATTGGATAATTGATAATAATATTGCAGAAGTTCATGGAATAGATGATCTATCTGGTGGTTATATTGAAAATGTAAATCCAAAAGTTAAATTTTATGAAATAAATTTAGCAACAGAAAACAATGAAGTAGAGGAATTATTTAAAAGTAATAATTACGATTATGTTTTTCATTTTGCAGCATATGCAGCAGAAGGTCTTAGCCCTTTTATAAGACAATATAATTATGAAAACAATCTAATAGCAACAACTAAACTAATAAACAAAAGCATAAAACATAATGTAAAGCGTTTTGTATTTACATCAACTATGGCAGTATATGGTGCGGCATCACCACCATTTAGAGAAGATTATATTCCAAATCCCATAGATCCGTATGGAATTGCAAAATATGCTTGTGAAATGGACATGCAAATTGCAGGAGAGCAACACGGGTTAGATTGGTGTATTGTTAGACCACATAATGTCTATGGTGCAAAACAAAACATATGGGACAAATACAGAAATGTATTAGGTATCTGGATGTATCAACATTTAAATAATATGCCAATGACTATATTTGGTGACGGAGAACAGACAAGAGCGTTCAGTTATATTGATGATTGTATTCCCTATTTTTGGTTGTGTGCAGTAGATGAAAGAGCATCAAAACAAATATTTAATATAGGTGGCGATGATTACTATACAATTAATCAAGCATGTGATTTATTGTTGGATGTAATAGGATCTGGTTCTAAAGTATATTTGGAAGAAAGACATGAAGTTAAACATGCATGGGTTTCACACGAAAAAATAAAATCTGTTTTAAACTATAATCAAAATACATCATTAAAGGATGGATTAGAAAAAATGTGGAATTGGGCAAAACAACAACCAAAAAAATCTCAAAAAATATGGAAAAATTATGAGATTGATAAAGGAATTTATAATTACTGGAAAACAACATGAATAATATTAAAGAAATAATAAACGAATGGCCATTACATCATTTGTTAGGTGGAAATGATTATACTGGCGGATTAGAACAAAATGCATATGAACTAGAACAGTTTTGTTATTTTGTAAAAAATAATGAAATTAAAACATATACTGAAGTTGGAATAGCTGCCGGACTTCTATTAAAATTTATGAGAGATGTTATGAATTTAGAAGTCTACGGTATAACATTGGAAAAACGAGATACACACAAAGACTTGCCTGTTGTTTATGGTTATTCTGATGATAAAAATATTTTAGAGAATGCAAAATTTTGTGATATGTATTTTATTGATGCAGATCATTCTTATGAATGGGTTAGTAAAGATTATAATAATTACAAAAATAAATGCAAATTTATGGCATTTCATGATATATTAGGAATGCGTCATTGTGAGGGAGCTGCAAAACTTTGGTCAGAAGTAAAAGATAAGTATCCATCGTGGGAATTTATTAACTCGGACAGAAATATAGCAAGTGGTATAGGAGTTATA